AGCGAGACAGATCGCCTATCTTTGCTATTGCAAAAAGCGATCTTGGCAGATAACGCAAACCTAGCCACTCAATTATCGGATCAACTAGAAGATGCAATTAAGCGTCAAAATGATTTGCGTAACTTGTTGCTAACAACTCCCGAAGCTCCAAACCCCTATCGTAACTGGACGCTACCTCAGGACTTGCTTAACTACACAGCATCATCGCTTGGCGTATCTGTAGCACAATTACAGACGGCACCCATTCCGATCACATCTAGCATGACAGATGCTCAAATGGAATTGGCAGCCGCCGTTAATGCAAACCAAACCGCAGAAGCTAAGGTCATCAATGTTGCGGTCTATTTGGGCGACACAGAAATAACTGGCGCAGTCACAAGTGTTCAACAAAATCAATCTCTGTCAGGTACATTCAGCGACGTGAGCCGATATAACGGCCGTGGAGCTCCGTCAGTCAAATGACCCTACCTGCCACGATCTCTGTTTCCTTCGATTTTAGTCAAGGCGCTACATTTGGTCTAGGGTTTGTTATTGGCGATCCCACCTTCGGCGTTATCGGCACGAGCAGATTCGGCGATTCCCCTGTAAACACGCCTACAGTCGATCTCAGCGATGTGACTCGATCCATCAAAATCGCCCGAGGCCGTAACGTCATGCGCGATACCTATGAGGCAGGCACTTGCACAGTTAGAGTCATTGATCAAGATGGCGCATTTAACCCTCAAAATGTAGCTTCGCCCTATTTTGGCTATTTGACTCCATTGCGCAAGATTCGTGTTTCGGCAACTACTTCAACAGCTCAACACTTTTTATTTTCGGGTTATGTCGATTCGTACAAATACACCTATCCGACAGGCCAAGAATTAGGATATGTGGACATTCATTGCTATGACGCGTTTAGACTCTTTCAGATGGCTAACATAGCAAGTGTGACGGGCGCCACAGCTGGCCAAACTACTGGCACACGCATCACAAAGATTCTAGATCAAGTAGATTATCCGCTATCGATGCGAGTGATCGACACAGGCTCGACAACAGTTCAAGTCGATCCCGGCACAGCCCGCACATCTTTGCAAGCACTTAAGGCGGCGGAGTTTGCCGAGCAGGGCGCCTTTTTTATAGACTCCGAAGGCATTGCAGAATTTAAGGATCGCGCCGATGTGGTTTCATCTTTAGCGCCAGCACCGATTGAGTTCAATCAGACTACTGGTATTCCATATTCCAATCTCCAATATGCCTTCGATGACAAGCTCATCATCAATCAAGCCAGCATGACTCGCATCGGTGGGACAGCACAGACTGCTGTCAATGTTGATTCCTCAGCTAAGTACTTTCCTCATGGCACTACTCTGACTGAGATGATTCCAGAGACAGATGCTCAAGTCTTAGACATCGCCAAGATATATGTTGCAACGAGGGCCGAGACAACGATCCGCATTGATGCCATGACAGTCGATCTATTGGACACGGCAGTCCCTACAGACACAATGATTGGCCTTGATTACTTTGACAATGTTAAGATCACGAACGTCCAGCCTGATGGCTCGACAATCGTCAAGACTTTACAGGTGCAGGGATTGGCATGGGACATCACCCCAAATTCAATGAAATGCACAGTAACAACACTTGAGCCTATAGTCGAAGGGTTCATCGTGGGATCATCGACTTACGGTATAATCGGACAATCCATATTGGGATACTAGGAGAAAAACAATGGCAGCAGGTCTAGGCTTTAAGGAATTTACGACAGGGGACGTGCTGACGGCCGCCGATGCGAATGGCTATTTAGCCTCTCAGGTGGTCATGGTTTTTGCTAACGCTGCAGCTCGCACCACGGCCATCACCTCACCTCAGGAAGGCATGATCTCTTATCTCAAAGATACGAATGCGACTCAGTACTATTCGGGCTCTGCATGGGTGGCAGTCGGTGGCTCTAGCCCTCTTACGACTAAAGGCGATCTTTATACTTATTCAACGACAGATGATCGTCTAGCGGTTGGTTCAAATAACCAAGTATTAACAGCGGATTCATCGACGGCAACGGGTCTTAAATGGGCTACACCTGCGACATCCACTTCAGGATTGACTTATATCACAGGGACTACTTTCTCTGGAGTTTCAGGTTTTAGCTTACCGAACAGCACTTTTAGCTCGACTTACGATAATTACAAAATGATTATTGCAATTAATAGCACCAGCATGACAGGCACAACTTTGAATTTTAGAATCAGAATGCGTGCCTCAGGGACAGACAACTCAAGTTCTAATTATTACAACGCTAGAGTAGTCTATTATACAACTTTTGTGGCCGGTCAAGGCGGCTTAGAAGATGCTTTTTATTGTGGAACAGCCTATGAAGGCACAAAAGGTTACATGGTCGTAGATATTTTGAATCCTTTCAACACAGTTTCAACACAATTAGCAGCTAAAACACATGGAAATCAAGGCTCTCTAGCTATTGGAGCAGACGTAAATGCTGATATGACAGTCACAACATCTTACGATTCTCTTTCTTACTCATCAGTAAATGGAACAGTTACAGGTAATTACAAAGTCTACGGATACTCTAATAGCTAAGGAAATGACTATGACAAAACCATTGATCCAAATAGGCGATGAAGTTCGTGAAATGACTGATCTTGAATTTGAGCAACATTTGAAAGATGTTGAAAAAAGTCGTTTAGAATTAGAAGCTAGCGTAGAAAAGGCTACAGCTAAGGCTGCACTACTTGAGCGTCTAGGCATCACAGCCGATGAAGCGGCACTACTGCTGGGATGAAACCCGTCTTATGCAAGGCTGGGCAACAGTTACGCGAGCAATTCGATGACACCTTCCCAGATCGTGATAGGCGTTCCGATGGCTGGCTCGGCGATCAGCGTCATTCAACGCGTCCTAGTCAGCACAATCCTGATCCAAAGACTGGGATTGTTTCAGCCATCGATGTCGACCGAGATGTTCATAAGTCAGGCAAGCCCGACCTCATGCCCGATATTGCAGATCAGCTTCGACTCGCGGCAAAGCGTGGCGAGAAGCGGATTGCCTACGTTATCTTTGACGGACGAATTGCATCGTCTCGCATGGGCTGGCGCTGGCGAAAGTACACTGGGAGCAATCCGCATAATCAGCATTGCCATATCTCTTTCACTAAGCAAGGTGATACAGATGGTTCGTTCTTTAATATCCCGTTATTAGGAGGCACACAATGAACATGAAACATCCAGCAGTAATAGCAGTCGGAGCATTTCTCGCAGTATGGGGAACTACCTCTAACTTCGCTTTAGACTATCGCGCTATTCTCGGTTCGATCGTTGCAGGCGTGTTTGGTTACGCGAGCCCTAAAAAGTAATGAGCGCGGTAGATATAGCGGCTGTCGCCGTAGGTATAGTTACAGTCCTTGGCGGAGTGGCTGCATATCTGCAATTCTTAATTAAGTATTACCTTGCCGAGCTAAAGCCCAATGGTGGTTCATCGATCAAAGATCAAGTTAATCGATTAGAAGCGCGTGTCGATACCATTATCGAATTACTAGGTAAGTAACACTTTACCTATGGCTAAGAAAAAGGTCATAGACCTAGACACTTACAACGCTCTCGATCAATGGGCTATCAGTCTGCATGAGATGTATCGTGCGCTTCGGCGTGCAGGTTTTGCAGTTGATATTTCACTTGCACTCATCAGCGACAAAGATGCCTATCCTGACTGGATCTTGCCATCGATCCCTGACCGAGTGGATCGCATACCCTACGAGGACGACGACGAGGATTAATGAAGCGCATTGTCATAGTGAGCGACCTACAGGTTCCCTTCCACGATAGACACGCAGTTAAGAATCTAGCCAGCTTTATCAGTAAGTTCAAGCCGCACGAAGTAGTGACGATCGGCGACGAGATTGATTTCAATACCATTAGTAAGTGGTCAGAAGGGACGCCAGAGGCTTATGAGCAGACTCTTGGAGATGATCGCGATGAAGCTGTTCAAGTCCTTTACGACTTACAGGTCACGCAGACCATAAGGTCAAACCATACTGACCGCCTTTACAATCAGATCATGAGGAAGATTCCCTCATTCCTATCTTTGCCTGAGTTACGATTCGAGAAGTTTATGAGATTCGATGAGCTCGGGATCATTTTCCATAAGAAGCCATATAACATCGCACCTAACTGGATTGCAGTCCATGGCGACCATACCCCTATTAAGTCACAGGGGGGTCTGTCAGCCCTTGAGGCGGCTCGTAGGCACGGTAAAAGCGTCATCTCGGGTCATACTCACAGGGCAGGACGATCGAGCTTCTCAGAGGCCTCTGGAGGCCGTATAGGCCGTGTCTTGCATGGCGTAGAAGTAGGCAATCTTATGGACTTTGCTAAGGCAAGCTACACGAAAGGATCGGCTAACTGGCAACAGGCATTTGCGATCATGTATGTAGATGGCAAGAACGTCCAAGTCGATCTTATCTACATTGAGAAGGACGGGACATTCGTAGTTTCTGGCAAGCGGTATGGACGACCTAGATAACGACTTAGCGCGGTCGATCGATGACCACATAGACGATGCAGAATCGTTACCATTTCGTTATCTAAATATCCTTGGCCTAGGTTAAACATCTGTCATGCTTATCTCATCGGCGAAGGGCGTCGATAAGAAAGGGCAATTATGTTTGATCCATCTCTAGGCGATGCAGTTGTAATGATCCTGCTATCTGCCATATATTTCCACTTAGGCCGAATGGTCGGCATCCGCGTTGGTTATCTCAAAGGTCGCAAAGCTGTGAGAGAGTACTACGCATCTAAGGAAAGGGTAAAAGTGTGAAAGCAAGTGATTTCCTCAACGAAGCAAAGGCAACTATTCAAGATCGTGGAATGGAGTACGGACACCCGTCAGACAATATGTCCAGAACAGCATGCCTATGGTCTGCATTCCTCCAAATGCCTGTTACTGACTATCAAGTGGCATCATGCATGGCACTGGTCAAGCTCGCACGAAGTATGGAGTCTGCGAAAGTCGATACATACATCGACGCTGCGTTATTGCTGAAATTTATCGCACAGAGGCAGATACACGCCCTTGGACTACAGGACTTGCAGAGGAAACAGTCCAGGGTCGCGGTGTCAATGCGACGTCTGCGCTTGAGAATTGTGAGACATCTGCTATCGGTCGCGCTTTGGCTAATGCAGGGTACGCAACAAAGGGTAAAAGAGCTTCTAGAGAAGAGATGACAAAGGTAGCAACAATCAAGAAAACTGAAGCAATTATTGATGACACAAAGGCCAAGATGGCTCAGACATCTGGCGAATACATTCCAGTAGTAAAGGAAGATGATCCATGGACAATCAAGCCAGCGACTATGCCGCCCACAATGGGGGAAGCGGTTGCGACGGTGAAAGAGATCATTGGAGGCCAGACCGAGAAGGATATTCCACGTTGTCCTCATGGCGACATGATTTGGAAAACTGGTCAATCGAGTGCAGGTAAGCCATGGGGACATTTCAAGTGTCGCAATGCGGTTACAGGCGAGCTGACTCGATGCCCTAAAGGTGAGGATGTCATTTGGTATGAAATCAACAAAGAAGGCGCATGGCAACGACAGAAGGCGAGAGTCTAATGGGACGCTTACAGTTTCAAAATCAAGATGGTGAGTGGGAGTCATTCCCAACAGAGGACGAAATTCACCGATCAAAGGAAGTTATAGCGATCTTAGAAGAATTCACATTTACCACTCGATGCTGTCTCTGTAATGATTCAATACCTTACAAAGACATTAAAGTGAACCTAGTGAATAAGTCATGGTCTTGCGAGAAATGTCACGCGGTCAATGGCCTCACAAAGCCGTAAATACAGAGGATTCTCAACCGAGCGTGTGGTCGCACGTTACCTTTCGGAGTGGTGGCCACATGCAGACATCGGGAGAGGGGCTGGAAAAGATATAACACATGTCCCGTTCGACATGGAAGTTAAGGCTAGATCGGCGTTCCAGCCAAAGGCATGGATCGATCAAGTCACCAAAAGAGCTAGCAAGTCCCAAGACTTGCCAATCGTGGTGTGTCGCTTAAATGGTCAAGGAGAAAGTAGTCCACAAGACTATTTGGCCTTCATGCGGCTTGGTGATTTGGTCGATCTATTGCTAAGTTCAGGTTACGGGGATTTCAAGGGTGATCGAGATACACTAGAGCCTATGAGATGCAAGATGTGCGGCGCATGGGCGTTCACAGAAACTTGCAGGACATGTGAGAGTGATCCCGATGCCAACTTATGAGTTCGAGTGTGACAATGAGAAGTGTGAAAGCAATGCACGCATAGAAGAATGGCTAAGCATCACAGAACCTCATGACCTTGAGTGTCCATTCTGTCACTCGCCTATGCATAAGGTCAGTACGGACAATCGATGAAGATACTTAACCTATATGCAGGCATAGGTGGCAATCGCAAGCTATGGGGTAATGATCATGAGATCACGGCTGTAGAGTTTGATCCCAAGGTAGCTGCTGTCTATGCTGACATGTTCTCTGATGATCAGGTAATCGTGGCAGATGCTCACCAATACTTACTAGATCACTTTAACGAGTTCGATTTCATTTGGTCAAGCCCACCATGTCCTAGCCATAGTCAGATGCGTAAGAACATGAGTGTAGGAGTTATGGGCTCACAGCCCTTATATCCTGACATGAAGCTCTATGAGGAGATTCTATTGCTCAAGCATTACTTCAAAGGGAAATGGGTCGTAGAGAATGTGCGTCCGTATTACGATTACTTAATAACTCCTAGCTTTACGCTAGGCCGACATCCATATTGGGCTAACTTTAAGGTAGAGCCTAAGCACTATGAAGCCGATGGCATTAAACACGTTGGAGCTGCTAAGAAAATAGCTGATCGATTTGGTTATGACTTAGATGGATATGATCTGCCTGATAAGCGAAAGGCTTTAAGAAATGCAGTTAATCCTGAAATGGGACTACACATCTTGCGACACGCCTCTGAACAGGACTTATATGAATAGCCTTGACACGCATGGTACTCTCAGGCGAGAGCCCTTCAGGGGCTCAGCACGCGCCCGTAAGGGCAGAGCGCGAGTGGTCGCCTTCGTTATTGGGACAGCTCTATTCATGAGCATAGCTCCTGTATCTCAGGGATCAATAGATGCCACTAAAGAGATCAAGTACGCTAAACAGTTAGCTGATTACCAATTAACAGAGAAGCAAGAGAAGTGTCATCATGAGATTGTCTATAGAGAATCAAGATGGAACTATAAAGCAGTAGGTAACTTAGGTGGTACTAAGCAGGTATATGGGCTATATCAGATGAAGTCTAATAGCCTAAAGAAAAGTACTGCTATTACTCAGTTTTGGATGTACTATCACTATGTAGGACGTCGTTATGGATGGACTGAGTATGAGGATCCTAACTATTGCAATGCACTGCATCATCTAAAGACTAAGGGATGGCAATGAGTACTAAGAGAGGTGATCCTCGTGGTACTCGTGCCTATAAGGCAAGGCGCTTAGAGATACTGCAGCGTGATCAATGGTCATGCTTCTACTGCCAACAGCCAGCCACAACAGTAGATCACATCATCCCTATAGTTAAAGGCGGTGATCCTATTGCATACGATAACTTGGTCAGCTGTTGTGCAAGGTGTAACTCACGCAAGGGAAGCAGGTCTGAGGGCCTTTTTTTAGCACAACAGTCCAC